ATGAGGCCGACACCGCTTGGTTTGGCTGTAACTATACGAGTTCTCATAGGGGGGTGATGCCAGCTAAACGTTTGATGCTCAACTGTTTTGGTGAATAAGGCAGCCTTAAATTCATCTGTGTTGTGACTATCTTGTCTGATTTGCTTAGATTCTCGTGCGCCCACAGAGGTTGCAAGTTCGTATAATGGAAGCACTGAAAGATTTGATCTGGGTTTGTAAAGTCGAAAGCCGCACATGGAATGATGTGATCAATATGCCACCCATTGCCATGATTCTCCCATGTCATGCCAGGCTTGAATTTGGATTCAAGGTGGCTCCTCAGTTGTTCCATACTACATCCAATCAACTGAGTAGTGCGATTAGCTTTTCTCTTAACAGCGCCAACATTTGATCTTTTGATTGCATGGTAAATTCTAGTCCTACAAACCTTTTTCAATCTCCATGGATGCTCTTTTGGTAATGTTCTATGTAGTTCCTTTTGTCTCTCGCACGTCATTTTCCTTCGTCGTTCGATCGCGTAAACACTCCACCAATCTGGAAACTTTGGATTGTATTCACTCATCCATGCTTCTTTCCATGCCGCTTCATTTCTTTTCAATATTGCCGCTGATACTTGCCATGATCCTCCTTCTGGTTGATACCTCTGAATCTTCAAGGCTCTCATACCTTTTGCGATATTCCCTTTCTCTTTGCCTACAAATTGTGCTGATTTGTAGATTCCAAATCCCAGTGCCGCATGGCATTTGCAACAGTTGAAGTAAGAATGACGGCCGTGTAACTTTTGATCTCTCTTGCTTTGGTAATCGCATTTCTTTGAGCAAAATCTCCCAATCGCCCCACTTTTAGGCTTGAAATCAATACCACATTGTTCGCACTTGCAAATAAGCCCATGAGTCTTTGATGCAAGCAATCTTTCTGTTTTTTCGCTTCTCATTGCTTTTTGTCATCAACGGTTTTCGCCTTCCTACTCCATGCTTTTCGTGCCCGTTTGCGGTACGCTTCTCTTGCCTTGTCGGATTTGTCCGATCGTGTAAACCCGATGATGTCACGCAGCTGGCAGCTGATCGATGATAGCGCGGCCCTTGTCGTGATCACGCCAGCATTCGTAAGATCACGGCTGATCCGATCCAGCGTGAGTCTTCCGATGTCCGGCGAAACGATGGACGCGATCACCGCCAATCTTCTAAGCGCTGTTCGCCATGAGATCGTGCCTGTCTCAGATGGAACGCAAATAAGCTGGATCATGGCCAGCACCGTCATCGCGTCTAGGTTGTGAGTCGGAACGTTTATTTCCGGCTCATCTTGGACGTGCTGCGACTCATACCACTGCTGCAATGCTTGGCGATCGGTATTCATTACCGAAGAATTGCGGCAGTAAATTGATCATGGCAAGGATTTTTTTTGCGCTGGCCGTAATCGCCATACTTCGATGCCGCAGTCGATGTAGAAGCTGAATACCAGTCCTTCATCTTCCATGCGTTTCAGAACCATTTCGCATTGTTGCTTTGTTTTACCGAATCGCAAAGCTAATGCGTCGGCCGATGATTGCCCGGCTTTAAGGTCGCGGTGGATCTTGTCTTGGAGTGTCATGATTTAGAATTGCGTTGAGTGCTTCACGGAACGCTTCAAAACGTCCCTTGTAAAAGTTCGCGCGGTATTTGTTGGCTTCGGATGGATCGACGACGGCGCGCTTGTATCGTGCGTATGCGTCTTCCATCATAGATTGGATTTGTTCTGTGGGTGTCATGCTGTGACGGGTGTGACGGGTGATTTGGTAGTTGTTCTGAGTTTTTTTTGCGCTTTCATCTCTCTCTTATGTACTTTTTTATTTGTACAAGTGTCTAAACACCCATCATACCCGTCATAAATGCAAATCATTTGCATTAAGCTCGCCCTTGATGAGCCACCCGCGTTTCGATGCGGTTCTCTCTTTTTCGATCCTGTGTGGATGTTTGACAGAAAGCCGGTGAAGATATTTCGCGCAGGCTTGGGAATACGTAAAGATCTTCGCGGCCCGTGACGGTTGAGCTTCGCGGATTCGGTTTTCCAGTTCATCTGCTGAAATCCAGATCGAACCCAGCGCGATCTGATTGGACATGGTGGCGTCGATAAGTGAAAGAAGCTCGGCCTCGGGTGAAAGTCCGTCGAGCAGTTCGGCGAGTTCCGGGTGGTGATACGTAGCGACCTCGTAGCGCGTCTCTTGGTATTCTTCGGGCAGTTGATACACATTCAGTAGGAAATGCATAAATGCGGGCAATTCTGCGCGAATGGCGGCCTGAAATCGCTCCTTCTCGGCTTGGGTGTTGACCGGCATTGGAAGCGTGAAGTTCGACGCGCGAAGAATGATGATTTTATCCGATACATCGGCATTCAGTGGTGGCAATACGAGCAGGTTCTCCGGTTGATCGTTGCAAGTGATTGAAATGCGCCACCATGGACGCAGTGCGACACCGTCGCGTCCTTTTCCGTGAATGTCACCGACGCCAGTTCCGACCGTGGCGCCTTTGAGTTTCGCGGCGAATGCTAGGCGATCTGCAATCTTGGTAGATGATACTTTGTCGTCCAGCGTGATATGTTCGGCTCGGTAAAGGTCGGCGTTGAAATCGTTGTTTCGTAGGAAATACTTTTCGCCGTCCACCGCGCGCCCTGCAAGGCATGGTGTGATGAGTTGATGCTGAATGAGCGACTTTCCGCAGTTCCGCGGCCCTGCAATCGTGATTGCTTGCTGCTGCTGGTAGCGTCCGGCTCGTAATGCTCGGGCCGATGATTGCATCCACCCCAGCAGCGTGTTGAGTTGGCTCGCTCCGACTTCTGGCGTTTCGTTATCGACGAGCAGGCCTTTCAAGATCGCGGGTATGACTTCAAGTTTTCCCATGATCGGTTCGATGAGTCGCATCGGCTCGGTGACAAGGTGGCGAATTCCGTTTTCCTCGTAGAAGCCCGGATTCCGACCGCATAACGGCCCATAGCGCACGATGTCATTGTGCGATTGTGCATGAACGATGAGAGCATCGGCTTCTGACATTGGCGCGCCGTTTTTGGCAGTCGTCACGCCGCGACTGGTAAGGATCCGCTTGTAGCTCGCTGTTGATAGTGAAAGCCACCGACCGGATTCATTCAGAACGAGAAACTTCTCGCTTGGTTCGTGGTAGTAATCGATGGCGGGCGCAGGTGCTGGGTTTTCTGGTTTCACGAAAACATCCGGAATAGATGCTGTGTCGATGATTTTTCTGATCGTTTCCGCGTCCGTGTCTGCTGCGTCCCATCCAGCGGGTGATCCGTCTGGGATTTTGACGGTTGAGATTGACGCGGCGATTTTCTTGAGCGTTTCGTTTATTGCGTTCGCTGCTCGCTCCCCTGGTTGATCGTTGTCGGGCCAGATGATAACACGTTTACCTTTAAGGATAGACCAATCGGCTTTTGAGTATGCGCTGGATCCACCTTGCCAAGTAGTCGCCTCGAAGCCGGCTTTTTTGACTGCATCGGCCGTTTTTTCACCTTCGACCACGACTACGGTGTCACCCGTGAATGGTTGGCCGTAAAGCGCACTCGGTGATGCGGGCGCTTTCCATTGCCAAGATTCGCGGCCTTGATCGTCTCGGCACCATGTCAGCGGAAGAATTTCCTTCTTGGTCGGTGAAACGTCGAATCGTGCGACCATGAAGGCAATTTGTCCCGATGCTGTGCGATAGGTCCACGATGCCGACGCGCGGCCATGTTTCCAGTGCGCGGTGTCAGGTGGTGGCGCTGATGCTGGCGCATGTGGCAGTGGCGAGTAATTGCGCTTTCCGGTCTGCGGCCGTTCGTCTGGTAGTCCGACAAGTTCGAAAATGCGCTTCCGGTGTTGGTCGCCGTCTGCAGCTGGATAAAGAACGCATCCGAATTTGCCGTCTGCGTTGATGAAAAGGTGGTCGGCTGACGTGTCGCCGCCTGTTTCAGCGCATGCTGGGCATTGCGCAATGGTTTTCCCGCCTTTGATGCGCGGGCGGTGAAGTTTGGATAGGTCGAGCATGGTTTTTATTCGTTGTCTGGTTGTGTATCATATAACCAATCCAATTTAAGCATGTCTTCAGTAACGTCTTTCTCGATTATGCTCAATCCTTCTTTTGGCAGCCATGGATCAACTCCTTCATCTTCATATGCCTCGATAACGGTCACATATTGTATCATTGCGATTTTTCGCAGCAATATCCTTATGTGATAATATGTGTGATACAATTCGATGCTAGAATCCTTTACTTTTGTCAATTCATCGAGTTTAGCAATCACCTGTTGTTTAGTTTGCTCATTGATCTCAACGCGAGTCATCCAAGCAATCATTTTTTGTGCGGTATTATCTTCTTCCATATTTTCTCTGTTTTTTGGTTCCTATTCAACAAAAAGCCCACTTCTCACGCCATCTCGAAAGATTGGAACCCGCACGCAGAGACGTGGCGAGATGACGTGAAAAGTAGGCTGTCTGTAAACTTTCATTTGCTCTGCGTTTATCCGGGTTCCAGTCGGATGCGCGAAATTTATCCCCCGCCCGTAAATTCGTCAAGCAAATTTATTGCGTCGCTAACTGATCGCACTACACCCGCGATTCCCCCGGCATTTTTCACGAATTCGATGAAGCGTTTTTGATCTGGTGATACGCGTCCGGATTCGGTTTTGACTTCCATCGCGACGAATACGGCGATCTGTTTGCCGACGTCATCTGGCGTGATTGTTCGCGTGTGGAATCCGATCAAATCAGATGATCCGACGCACAGGCCGTATTGAACGCGGTTGGTTTTATCAAAACCAACGTTGTTCCGGAATAATCGCGCGGATCCAGTGCTGATGGCCGCGTGAATTTCGCGTTGAAGTTTTGTTTCGCGGTTCATCTCAAATATCCCATTTTCTTCTTCATAAAATAAGCCCAACCCGGCTTGTAACCTTTCGCGGCTCTGATCTTGTCAATATCTGCAGCGCTTCGAACGTCGTGCAATGCTAACTCAAGCGGGGCGGCTTTGATAGCTTCGATTTCGATCAATTCACCTTCGATCTGTTTCAATTCGCGGATTCGTTTTTCGTCAACGTGTCCGCATTCCGGGCATGTCGTCATTTCCCGCGGGTGCATTGCGTAACACCGCTTACATTGAACATGCGTTGCGGGTTCGTTCTTTTGGCCCTTCTTTTTTTTCTCGATGCCGTCAAGCGACCATTCGCGGGTGTCCTCGGCGAGTCCGTGGGTGAGCAGGTTCCCAACGTGGTCAAGGATCACGGCTTTCTTGTCAGTGGCGGGCCGTAATACCCGCCCGATCTGTTGAAGGTGCAATCCCAGCGAAGTCGTCGGCCGTAGCAGGATCGCGGCCTCGGCGCTAGGTAAATCGAAACCTTCCTCGATGACGCTGACCGATGTCAGAATTTTGATCCGTCCTTCCGTCAAATCATCGATGACTTGCTTGCGTTCCTGGTTGGTTTGTCCACCGTGAATGATGCCGGCAGGAATGCCTGAATTCTGGAATTGCTGCCTGGTGTTCTCGGCATGCTTAAGATTCACGCAGAACACCACCGCGCGCGAACCGTTGCAAATCCGCGCGTAATGTTCCACCGCGTCACCCAGAACGGCGCGCGTATCCATGCGCTCGGCCAGTTGATCGGCAGCGTAATCGCCCATCCGTTTTTTCACGCCGTCAATATTTGCGCGCATTGGTAATGAGAAATACCGCGGCCTGACTAGGTGGCCGTTTTTCATGAGCCATTCGACCGACGGCCCCATGATGATTTTTCCGAAATAATCACTCAGGCCCTTACCGTCAAGTCGGGCCGGTGTCGCGCTGAATCCGATCTGCACCGACCTCGGGAATGCGCGCATGATCGATGCGTAAGTGTTGCTAACTGCATGGTGGCATTCGTCCACGATGATCAGTTGCGGCTCTTTGATTTTGTCAATGCGTCGGCTGATCGTCTGAACCATGCCGATCTGAACAAGCGCCATCGGATTCGGTGTGACGCCGGGCATGATGATACCATGCCCGACGTCGAAGCGTTTCAGCGTCGCCGATGTCTGGGTAACAAGTTCGCGACGATGAACCAGGATAAGAACGCGATTGCCAGCGGATGAACTACGGTGTGCGATGTAGCAGAAGGTCGCGGTCTTCCCGGATCCAGTAGGTGAACAAACAAGCGGGTTTCTGATGCCGCTTTTGATGCACCCGTGGATCTCGTCAAAGAGTGTCTGTTGGTAGTCGCGGAGGATCATAACGTTTCAACGTATTTGATGCGCTCACCAATCCACCGCATGACCGGCACCGCCATCGAGTTACCGAGCGCCTTATAGCGTGGGCCGTCTGGGCATTCTGAGGCGGTTTTATTGCGCCACGGGATCGCGGTGTGACCGTCTGGGAATCCTTGCAGGCGTTCGCACTCGGTGGGAGTGAGGCGTCGGACGGCGTAGGGTGTGGCGACGGCGTGGCTATGTGAACGCTGGAGCGTAAATGATGGATCACTATCATCTCCAATTCCTATGCCCTCGCGCGTTGAATTGCTTGTTTCCGCGCCACGAAGGCCAAGCTGTGTATTGATCGGAAACGCCACCGCAACTCCTCCCTGATTCTTCGCTGGATCTGGTCGCGACGTATCAAGGCAATTTGACAATTGCACTTCACGGCATCCACTGTGAGGATTGCTAGACTTCATGGAATTACCAGAGAGTACATCGAAGGCAAACGCAACGGCTGGAGCTGCCACGGTGTTGAGCGTGTATGAAAGCTCCTCTTGATGCCCTTGACCATTGCCTCCGTTATGGTCTTGTCTGCCGATGATGTTTTCAGCGATGCAATGGGTCACCAAATCAGTCGCATCTTTGTAATCTTGCTGCTTCATACATGATGCGGTTTCGTCCTCGATGTATTCGCCAAATGCTGCCATTCTTGCTGGTATAGCCAACGTCTCACTGCCTCCTCCTAAATCTCCTCCGTTTGATCGCAATGTTTCACATCCTTCGCTGTAGCCTCCAAAGCTGCCTTTAGTATAAGCGGCAACTCCTTGCCCCTTTTCTCTGCTCGGCGCAGGATGCCAGAGCAAGCTCTCGCGCTCAAATAGAACCGCGGCGGCACGTCCCCATCCTCCAAGACTTGCGACAACAAACACGCGACGCCGTCTTTGGGCCACTCCGAAGTATTGAGCGTCGAGAACCCTGTAGGCCCACCCATACCCGAGTTCTGCCAGTCCACTGAGGAATGATCCGAAAGCGCCTGTTCGGTCGGATAGAACGCCGGGGACGTTTTCCCAGACCACCCATGCGGGGCGATGTTGTGCAACGATGGCAAGGAAGGTGAGAGTGAGGTTTCCCCTAGGGTCTTCAAGGCCTTTTCGAAGGCCAGCAACTGAGAAGGCTTGGCAGGGTGTCCCGCCGACGATGAGGTCAGGTCGAAGTGTAGTTGGCCAGTCATTGTGTTTTGTCATGTCGCCCAAGTTTGGAACATCTGGCCAGTGGTGAGCAAGCACGGCAGATGGGAATGGTTCAATTTCAGAGAACGCGATAGGTTGCCATCCAAGCGAATCCCACGCGGTTGATGCGGCTTCGATGCCGCTACAAATCGAAATGTATTTCATAATTATTTTTCATCTTTCTTTGATTTCTTCCAATATGCTTTGCGCTTGTGATATTCAGGATCCCGCTTTTCTAAAAACCGATCCAGCGCCCTGTTGAATCCGTCTAGGTCGAAATGCTGAAATTCTAGCGCCGTCCCTCGATCGTTTTTCCCGCATCGGCCATATTTTTGATGGCCATACATTCTATTGTCGGTTCTGGGATCGCTCATATTCCTTTTCAGCGTGTTTGTATTCAATCCCAGCTGCGAATGCCGCGAAGACGCTGGCGCATCCTGTGATGATCGCTAGATCACCCATGGCGTGGCAGGCTAGAACTAGCGTTGCAATCGCGCACCACGTTGACGTAACGAATGCGCAGATTGCCCGGATCATGATTGCTGTTGGTCTGGTCATGGTGTGTATAGGGTGTCTCCATCTGCGAGGACGGAATAGTTTTTGGCTCCCGTGCTGTCTGGCTGTTTGGGCAAATTAATCGCAACGACTCTTGCGCAATAATCTGTCGTATTGGCGATGATCACTGCCTCTATGTTTGCCTTCTCTGGCTGACTGGATCTCCATGGAGTGCGATTTTTGTTCATCCACAGAGTCCAAGTGTGTGAACCTGTGGGGCGAATAAATATCATGTATATTGTCGTCATGCTTCTTCAATGAGTTTGATGATTCTTCCACCGTTTCGTGCAACGTCGGCTTTAGCTTCTTCTTCGTGATGGAACAGAAACAATTCGCCTTCGTCGATCACGCCGAATGCGGTGACTGGTTCGGTTGGCTTGATGCGGTATTCGATTTCCGCAAAGTTGAAATCAATTCCTGATAAAGTCCGATCCCGCCATTGAGCGGTTGGTGTCAGTCGATACTGGATCGTCTGGCCGTCTCTGTGCGCTTCGATCAGCGCGATCATTTCTTGGTGTGTCATGGTTGTTTGTTGGTTAGATCTTTGATCGCTTGGAGAATCGCAAACCCGTGCGCTGACTTATGCTCTTGAGGTGTTACGCCCAACAGTTCGCCAGCGTATTCAATAAGACTGAATGCGCCATCTCGCTGTTTCGTGACCTCGGCTAGCTCGCGTTCTAGTTGGCGAGCGTGATCCCATCCAGTGGCTCCCCATTCATCATCTGCCATGTGAGCGCATGATAATTGACTTAGATCCGTTCTCAATGTGTCACTCACGCCGCACCCCCTTCCGCATTGGCAGCGATGGCCTTCCATTTCTCGTCCAACACCTGTTTAAATTCCGCGCGCTTTGCCTTTGGAACGGATTCAAACCACGTTTTCAGCGCATCGATGCCTTGATGTGCTGCTTGTTCGCCTTCTGTCAGATAGTCGCGAATCTTTGGCAGTTCCGCGGCCATCGTAAGCGGCTGAACGTTGTGCGCTTCTTTCTTCCCCTTGGTGGCTGTGAGCGCCAGTTTCAGCGGTTTCTCAAGATCGGTCATGTGACTGATCTTAATTCCGCCGACTTCCTGCCCGCCGAATCGAACGCTGGGATCCCGGTAAAGCGTCATCGAACGCCCGACGTATGCGGAAGAATCGACGCCCCACGCCGCGGCTATGACACGACGCATTGACTTCGACGGCTTGTATGGCCGCCCATCACCGCCGACCCAGTGGATCGATACCGGCTGATCTGCGGTTGGATTAACGCTGACGGATTCGACCGTGATGGTTGTTGGCCCGACGATTAAATCGTCGGAATTCAGTTGGTCGGATTTCGGTTGTATGGTTTTCGATATGTCGCTCATATGATTTCTAGTTCGGTGTTTGTTCTTTCGGTTGGATGATATTTCTCTGCTTCGACGTTGTATGTGTCTATGATCGCTTCGACCGCTTCGTCGAATTCGATCGCGGCCTCAGTGATTGCTGCATGGTATTCAAGATCAGGATAGACGCGCGAAACGAACATTGGCAATCCTGCGCTGTAACTGATGAAGTCCAGCCACGCGCGCCCGGTGACCATAAGGCCCGTCTGGATCTGGGCCATGTATTCAGCCGGCACCTGCCCCGACATGATCGTCTCCACCTGGTAGCGTTGCCGACGTGATTTGATTTCGATCAGTCCGTCATCACCGACCAATCCGTCCGGTGAATATCCAAACATGACACCGCCGATTAAGCGCGTGATAAATCCGCATTCGGTGACCGGTGAATATTTCTCACTGTAAAGATCACGCGCCAGAATCTCGTCGTTGTGGCCGCGTATCATGTCGTCAGTGATGAAACGCGGCTCGGTGTGTCCTGAGATTCGCTGCGCCGCGATTTCCCAGACGTGCGCGCGTGATTTGTCGTTGTTAGCTGGCTTCCGTGTTGGCGTCATGATCAGCTTGATTTCTGACGCGGTTAAGATGCCGTTGCGGATTGCGAGCCATGCATCAGTGCCTTGCTCGATGTCGTTGTGGTAGGTTGGTGTGTTCATCGTGTGAGAAAGAAAAGTGTTACGCATCCAGCGGCGAATAGCAGCGTACCGATGGTGTCTTTAATGAGAACAAGCGTGTGTTGGCTCATGCGGTATGGAACGCGCTGGCGTTTGCCGCCAAACGGTTTCAATCGGTCGTGTGATGTCATTGTATCGTTCATGGTGTGTTGTGTTGCGCGGGTATGTTACGCAGATTATTTGCACCGCGCAACAATTATTTTCATTTTTTTTTACCGATCGATTTTTTCCACGATTTCGGCGTGATATTCCTTGGATCCAGGATGCAATGCCGGTTCGCCGTTTGAAAAAAACAAATAATCGAACCCGTCGATTTCGCAGACGAACAGTCCGCGTCGAATGTCGATACAGTGCGCCATCTTTCGATCTGCCGTCCAATACAGGCCGTTCACGCGCAAAGCTAACGGCTCAGGCTTCGTCATCAACTGGGTGATGATCGATTGCAATGCATCGATGACAGCTCCGGCATGTTCATCGGGTATGGTGATTTCTAGTTTCATCTCAGCGCGTCCCGTTTTGCTTGTTCGTAGCTATCATGTTCCCGATCCAAGCATGCCCGACATTTGCCTTCCCAGTCGCTTTTGCGGTAGGCCTGCATCATGTCATTGATCCACGCGGCCCAGTCGCTGCCTTGTGTCAAACAGTGAAGCTCACGGGTGCCTTCGCACCCGTGATTCTCACAGCAGACAGTGAACGTAATCTCTGATATTTCGATCATTAGAATGGGATTTCGTCTGGTTCTTCGGTCGTTGTGGATGGCGCCGCGGTGTTGCCCTTGCCATCGTTGATGAACTGCATGGCTTCGCCTACGACTTTGAGTTTCGTGCGTTTCGCGCCTGTGGTTTTGTCATCCCATGTTTCCAGTTGCAATCTGCCGTCGATGAAAACGCTGCGGCCCTTGCTGAGATATTTCTCGGCAAGTTCTGCGGTTTTGCCCCATAGCGTAACGTCGATAAAATCGACTTCTTCTTTCACGTTGCCGCTTGGATCGCGCCACTTGCGATTGACGGCAATGCTGATTTCCGCGACTGCGGTGCCTGCGTTCGTTCGCTTAACCTCTGGATCGCGCGTAAGGCGTCCACCGACTTGTGTTTTGTTGTAGTTCATTGGATGAAATGTAAGGGAAGTTTGTTTGTGTGCTTGCGTGCCATCGATAGCAATTTAATCGCTGCTGATCGTCGTGATTCGTAACTGTATGTTTTATCAAGAAACGTTCTCATTTCTGCAGTTTCAGACAAGTGCGTAAAACATTTATCGCAAAGCATTGTTTCACATGGTTTTTTATATCCGCAAACGCATTCTTTATTTTCAAAGCTCATATTCTAGGTATTTGGTTGTTGATTTGTTGTGCGTTACTGTCGCACCCCAGATTGGTGATTATTTATGACGACGTTTGATTTCAACTCGTGCGCCGGGAAAGCACTCTTGAAACATCTTTGCGGTGATGAGAGCTTGTTCAAAGGTGCGGTCATCGCTAGTGCGTGTGAATGCTGCTCGGTTGGTTGGGCTGATGATGAATGTAAATTTCATATTCGTAATTATTTGATTTTGGTTAGTGCCTCGCGGCGCAGTCAGAATAGAATATTTTTTTGCTTCGCGCAATAACTTTTTTCATAATTCTGCGTTTTTGTTGATTTTTCAAGGCTTCCAGCGTCATGATTTTTGGCTTGCGTGGCGCAAATAAGGCTTTATAATGCACCCGATGACCGAAACAACCACACGAAAACGACTGATTAAACACTGCGAAACGCGCGGCAATGCTCAGGCTCTGGCGGCGAAAATGCACGTGAATCCCGCCACGATTTGCAGATGGCGCAAAGGGAAAAAAATACCAGCCGCGATGATTGCCTGGCTGAATCAGAATCTTGAGAAATGAATAAACAAGAATTTATCGACGCCGTGCTGGAGAAATACCCAGATTGGGAAAATCACGAGCATGTCGTGAAGTTGAAGGCTCGTGGATTGATTAGACTTCTTGATCAAGCGTTTGATGAGGGTTTTAGACATGCTGAAAACTTGCGATCTGAAAACATCACAAGCGGATTTGAATCGATGTTTCCTTGGTTGAGAAAATAAAATACCCGCCAAAGTGCGCATTGTTAAGAGGCGTGGCGGGTCTGCTAAAATTGCCCCTCAACTAGGCGGGCAAGCTAGGTCGTCACCATCATTGCTTGCCTCCAGGCATGGAGCCTGTTAACCTAGTATCAGGGCTGACGCAATGCGCCGGTGGAGAAATACTGAGCAGTCTGGCCGCTGTTCTAACTCGCGCCAATAATGCGCGGATCACTGATAATGTCAAGGCAACGAATAAGCGTTGCACTCCTTGCCATTCACCAAGATTTTCCGCTGCTTAATTTTTCCTGATTTGCACAGCTTCTGCAAGATTGATCGATGCGCGTTCATCGTGCGATTGTCACCCATTGCTGCGCGTCGCTCAGCGTATTGCTCAAGCGTGAACTCATCTGAGCGAATAGCCTTCACCGGCATTTCAGCCAATACTGCGTCGAGTGCGCTCAGAGTATTCCTTGTGGACTGATCCAGTCCCCGTGTTCCTTTGTTACTTGCCATGCCTCCCACCTTCCATTTTTTGTGTTGATAATGCCATACAAAAAACCATTTCGATGACCGAGTTTCGCCGGTTGTCGATCGGAATAAGTCAGCTTCGACAAATCGGCCATGCATCCGACGGAAAACGTTTTCCCACCGTCGATATGGCGCGCGGTGTATTCGTCTTTGGTGTGACAGTGGCCGTGAAGACATTCGCCCCAGTTCTCATGATGCGCTTTGGCTGGGTATGTCGTCGATCTGAAACCGTGAATCAGTTTCGGGCCACCTTCTGGCATGCGTAAATATTGCGACACCTTGTATTCGCAGAAGGTAATCTTCCGGCGCTTGAATTGTTGTTCTGCCTGTTGCACCAGTTCTTCGCACCGTTCGCGAAGGATCCCGTCGCCGCGATGCGTGGCATGCTGGTAAATCCTGTCATCATGGTTTCCCAGCGTCAAATAATTCGGTTTGAACTCGTCGAGAAATTCAATCCCCGCCATGAAGTCGTCAGAAATCCCGTCGGCCTTTTCTTCCTGACTGGCGCCACGTCGAAGCGGTGAGAAATCCCACAGGTCGCCCAAATGGATCCGGTAGTGCGGCTGCCAAGATTCCGCGAATGAAAGCAGAACGCGCATTGCATCATTGCAGACCAATGATCCGTGGTTATCGGTGGCCACCAAGAATTTTTTGTATCGGCTCATCGTGTTTTCGTGAGTTTGTCCCATGCTGGGAAGAAGATCGAATCAAGACAGCGAACGATCACTTCTTCGTCGTATTCGACGGCGAATGACACGCCACCGACCGCGAGCGCCGCGTGGATCATCTCATGACGTAGGGTTTCAATCGTCATCGGTAGGTTGTTCTTCATTGCTTGGTTGAGTAGAATCAAGCGTTGATCGAAGTCCATTTTCCCGTAATCGTCATCATCGAACTTGACGAACCGCACCTTGAACGCGATCCCTCCGATGCTGATTTTTCTTGGTATCGTCATACGATTTTCTGGACGTCATATCCCACCGATTCCATTTTCGCGCGCAATTCGGCAAGCGTCATGCCAAAACGATTCTGGAAATGCGGGCCTTCAGGGAATGATTTCCAATTGCCCGCCCATTCGATTCCCCTGGTAGCTGCCAGTGCGCCGAGTTCACGGTAGATTCGATCGGCGCGCTTTGGATCCGCGCTGTCGAGATATTTCCCACCGGAGAACAATCCAAGATCAATCGCCAGTCCGTAATTGTGCCATGATGACCCCGGGCGCGCCTTCGTGACTATCGGCCCGGGCTTCGTCCGTCCTTGAGCGTATAAGGCCGCCTGTTGCGCCCATGAGCGCAATCCTGATATGACTTCTATGCTGATCCCGTGATGCTCGCAAATCGGCTCACAGGCGATCAGAAACTTTTCGACTTGCGCCCGAAATTTCCGATTCAGTCCAGCCAGATTTTCGAGCGTGCGTTTTGTCATAATTTCTTGATCTGATGATACAGACCGATCAGACCTACGATCAGACCGACCACTAGGCCGCTGATTCGCAGCCAGTATTCAATCTGTTCTTGGAATGACGTAACAACGGCCAGCAATGGCGTTACGGTTCCGACAATTCCGCTGAGATAGTCGCGATTCATTTCTTAGCGTCTGCAGCTTTGATAAGTCCGATGCCAGCGGTAACGGCCGCGAATGCTGCCGCGAAGTCTGGTGGTGATCCTTTAAGGATTTGAATGCCTACGTTGGAAACGGTGGCGACGATGGTAAGAATTCCGAGTGCTGTTGTTCTCATGGTTGGTTGAAGGTAAAGGTTCCGTTGTCGAAAGCGTAGCCGTCTGGCATGACGACGATTACACGCAGGGATTCACCCGATGCGGCGAGTTGTTCATTAAGCGCCGTCCCCAGTGCGGTGTTGGCGTGAAAGCGTTCCAGTGCCAGGGGAATGTTTGCGTTCAACGCGTCGAGAATGACCGCCGTGTCACGATCCCAGAATTTACGATAGCATTCGTTTAGCGTCACGGCGAGATGCTTCACCGCGTCAAGTGCGATCAGCGTAAGGTTGTTGGCGAATTGCGCCGGTGTAATCGGTTCGATCATAAATTTTAGCGTTGGATTGCGTAACGAATCGCCACCCAATCGACGTAAGCGATCCGTGCGGCATTGGTTTTGGTTGTCACGAAATAGACGGGTTGAGATGATACGTTGGCAAGCGTGATTGATGAATGCGTCACCGTGGTATCAGCCAGCGTTGTCCACGTCGAACTGTTCCATGGTGCCGATGCAAAATACACTTCGGTTTGCGTTGCTGATATGCACCGAACAAATAACCTGTATCGTGTGCCGCTGATGAAATCACCTGCTGCCAATGTTAGCCCGGTAGCTACTGAAACGCTATTGACACCTGCGCCGCCGATGTTCGTTGCTTCAAGTTGCACAACGCCAGTGCCGAACAATACCGCGCAGTCGAATGTTTGACCCGATCCCTGCAATCGTGCGCGGAATTCTGATGATGTCGCGTTGTTCACCGCAAAGCAAACTTGATGCGAAAGCTCAAATCGGCTTGTTGTCTGGCCGTTAGCGCCGCCAGAAGGTGCAAGCGTAATGATTGCCGTGTTGTCGGTTGTTGCGCCTGTTGTGAGTGACAATGCGCCCCAATAACGCGCTGCGTTGGTGGATGAAGGTGCGTAATATGCGACCGTGCCACCTGCGGAAATGAAGCCATGCGTTCCAGTCGTTACTGGGAAATCTTCGAAGATCTCAGCGAATGGAATCGTGCCGTTTTTATAGACAAATTGACTGCTCAAGCTGTTGAGAAATCCGATCCGCGCATCCGACGCGAAGGTGTAACTCGTCGCGGTGAAGTTGGGCGTTCCTGTCAGCGTTGGCGAAGTCAGCGTTGGCGAAGATGCGAAAACAAGCGATCCGCTTCCGGTTTCATCCGTCACCGCTGCGGCCAAGTTCGCGCTGGAAGGGGTGGCAAGGAATGTTGCGACGTTGGTGCCGAGAGTTGGGATGTTTGAAGTCAATGCAATGACCCCATCTGCGCTTGGCAAGTTATATCGCCAATCACCTGCTGTCAAAGGTGGTTCGATTGTTGCGTTGTTTGTTTGCGTTTCGTCTGATAGAGCAATCAATCCAATCAAGCTGATATCATACGCTGACAATCCACCGCCAGGAGTGAATCTCACCAATTTATTCGCATCACTGGATCCATTTCCACCATATGACGCTAGACCGTTGACTTTGACAATCACCGCGCCATTGTTCGTGTTCGATCGTTCGACAATCGCTACGGGTTGAGAATTCGCTGCTGGTGGTGTGCTAGTCCATCCACCGCCCGATGCCACGTAAAGCACCGAATTGACCGCGTATGCGTTGGTATCAATATCTGAGATCGTGCCAGTGATTACCATGTGACCATTAGCGTTATTTGATACCGCTGCGTCCATCACGCCGACGGCAGGCATTTTTGCAGCATTGGATGCGTCTGCTTTGCTTACGATGGCAATCAATGATGCACCTGTTCCGTGACTGCCTGAGATATACACCGGATCGCCCTTGGCTAGGTTCTCCCCAGCGCGAACGTGAGCATAGACAGACCCAGCGATGTTGCCGTGAATGTGCGATGCGTTGAGTGTTCCTGTAACCGTTGCCGTTGCGGTTGTTACGTTTGATAGCGACAGATTCGCCGTTCCGTCGCTAGTAGTCGCGCTCGTCACGCTGTTCGGGCCTGCTGGCCCTGCTGGGCCAGTTTCAGCGAATACCGCTATGTCAACCTGCCCTTCTTCCGTCACGTTCACCGTTACGGATTCTTCAACTGTGGTCACGTCAAGTTCTACGAGTTCGCCCATTATCGTGTCTCAGGTTGTAAAATTGTAATATTGCCGCGAAGATAGTTTCTGATTCGTCCGGCGCTGTCGGTGAATTTGAACGAGCAAACGTAATAGCCTGGATCAAGATTCAATGAAGCGATTCGGTTCACGGTGAATGCCCATGTTGTCGCATTCGTGATCGTGATTCCGTTCCCGTTGGATAGCGTCAACGATGTGACGCAGCTGTTCGCGTTATTCGGTCGGAAATCAACTTCGACGCTGACCAATGTGGCAAGCGATGTTGGTGTCCTGGTAACCGTAAACGGTGTCGCATCCAACGTGTCACCGCTAAATGTATCAGGGAATGAATATGTCGCAAAGGTGGCCATTATAGTTCGATCGCGATGATTTGAACAAGGCAGGAAGCAGTATCGGCTTTAGCGTAAACCGTGCCGCTAGAAGGTTCGAACGCGCAGCAATCATTCGGGCGCAGCTTGATCTTAAACACCGTCAACCCAGAATCACCGCCAATTTCGACGAAGTTCGTCTGGTCGAGATTCTTCACGACCAACTGCCGAGGTGCGCCAGTGATGTCGCCAAGATTCAGCGTTTCGGCCGTCGTGCCGATGTTCTGCGTCAGCTGCGACATGTCATTCCCGGTCATGGTAAACCGTTCGCGACTGGAAATACTAACGTCGGCGCCGCCTTTCGATGCGCTGATTTGAATGTTCTGCGTGATCTCGTTGGCCATGTCCTAGTGAGCGTGTCAAAATTAAGGTGGATCCGGTTCGTTGTAGTATGCGCCGTTGTCAGAACCAAGTGTTATGCTGTTTCCTGCATCACTGCTGACGATGTTGAAACCAACGGGCCACGTCACGATGCCAGTGATGATGTCGGATTTGCGGAATTGCTGAACTGTTGCCCCGCCGTTTGCATCGAAAGCGACCTTGCCGAGATAGACGTGATTGAAGTTCGCGTTATAAGTTGGCGTTTCTGTTTTTTCAACGAATGTGCTAGAAACAAGGATTTCGCAGCCGGTATGAGTTCCCGACCACTGGATCTCAGAATAAGGTTCGGTTGCGTAATCAGGGTTTGCAGTTGCATCTGCGAATGATCGCGCGGTTTTTAGCCATATCCCGTATTCCGTGCTGGTTGCCGCCACAAAATAACCCGGTGGATCAGTATTGAACGGATCATTTAGCAATGGCGCTGTTCCGCTGAAATATACGTCCGCTTCGTTATAAATCGGTTCTGGATCGATATCCCAGAGCATATACGTCACCACCCCATGCGAAACGTAAATCCGCGGTTCTTCTTCTTCGATCGTCGCTATGATCTTGAACGGATGAACGTATTGCATCTGCCGCCCAAACGTCGCCACCGGTGTTCGATCGCGTAACCGTTGCACCGCTGTCCTGATACCGTTCGCCCATCGTGCCGTGATCGGATCGCCGACCTTCACGATGTCAGGCAGTTGAATTGGAGTGTCGCCGTTTCTAATCTTCATAAAGAAATTGATTCCATCCACCTCGTTCGCTTTGTGTCCATTCTAGGTTCGTCCGGTAAAGCTCACCCTGTTGACTTGAACTGACCGTCGTTAATAGCCAATCCCTAGTTGCTGGCGTTGGCGGGTTTCCTCTGGGTGTTGCTATTTTACCGAGATTTGTCAATTGCTCAGTCGCTAGTTGATCGATGCCTTCGGTTGATTCTTGCCATGTGATGCTTGTCTTTAAGTAGGTGGTGATTCCCCTCGCGATCAATGTGGCGAATTCGATAGCGTCCGCGCCGAGAGTGTATGGAAGCGGTGTCAGAACAGCATTTTCGCCGACGCTGCAAATTTGACCAGTTGAAACATTGAAAACGACTTCACCACTCAATAATAATTCAAGCGCCAATCGTTCCTCTAAATCAAGTGATACATACTTTGGATGATCAGATAATGGCGCATCAGTCAGTTGTGCATTGAGCGTATAAGTCGGTTCAGCGCCAGTGCCTAGTCCATCTTCTTCGTATTGATTCACCCCGCTTCCCGTGGCCGTGACTTGCAAGAAAATCAAGTCGCCTTCGGAGCGTGAAAATTCGACTTCGGTGATACGTAGGAACGTAGAAAATGGATATGGAATATCAGGATCCAGATCAGCCAGCAGCGTTCCTTTGACGAATTCTGATTGAAGATCATCAAAGTCAGCCGCCCGAATCGCGAACTCATGACTAGCCACCCATCCACCTTGTTCCGACTGCTTCGCTGAAAAGCCTGGTTGAGGTGATATTTCGCCGATTCCGAAAATTGTTGCTGCCATATTAGTTTGAGAATGTTGAAAGAAGTGGTTTCTTGGTGAATGCGCGAATAACGCCTTCCGTTACTGCCGTACTCATGTTTTCTTGATTGAAAGGGTTTGGTGGCGCGTAGCTCATTGGTTGTGTTCCAGTGATCCCCGCCATGGTCGCTGCTGTATATTGACCAAGTCCAGCGCCAAGATTTTGAGCAATTCGTGATGAACGCACATCTGATTCAGCGTTTTTCATTGCTTGAAGTTCCGGGCTTTCTTTTATGTTTTCCACAGCATTTCTCATGTATGACTCAATGCTGTAACTCTTGCCAGTAAAGGGCAACAATTCGTCAACCCCTTTGAAAAACGTTGCTTTCATCCCTTCAGCTATCACCCTGCCAATAAATGCACCGATTTTCACCAATCGCTCAGTATCACCTTCAACGGCCTTTGCCATTGCATCACCAACGACCAGTCCAGCAGATTCAAATGTTTTCCCTAGTTGTGGCAAGAAATCATTCGCCGCAGTCAATGCGACTTTCAATCCATCGTTGAAACCAGTCCCGAACTTCACCATCAAGGTGTCAACATTGTCCTTCAGATTCGATTTTAGACCTTCTGTCGTGGTGGATAGTCGCGCCATTGCCCCATCAGTTGATTGGAAAACGCCTTTCAATAGCGTCAACGCTTGCGACTGATCAAGAATCGGCTTCTTGCCTTTCTTCTGAGCTTCAGCGAGTTCTTCGAATTGACGCTTTACCGTGCCAGTCATCAATCCAAGTTCTTGCAATCGGTTGACAGACTCACCGGCGCTGGTTCCGCTTGTGATCGCGTTGAACAATCGACCGATGTGCAATCCTACTTCCTGCAATGGTTGACCCGTGATCGCAGCAGCATCACCGACCATTCGAAGTCCTTCACCCGTGGCGAGTAAATTCCCGCCCATTGTCTGTAATAGCTTGCTAGTCGCTGACAGTTCCGCGATTTCAAACGGCGTCGATGCCGCAAATTTCGCGATTTCTTCCATGCGTTTTTTTGCCGCGCCTGATGATCCCAACAGCGTTTCGAATTGCATGGTAAGCGATTCGATACCGGCCGCCTTCTCGGATGCCGACTGCATGAAATCAACGGCCTTTCCGACGGCCACGAATCCGGCAGCGAGTCCAGCGACCGCCGCACCAATACCGGCGCTTCCTAGTGCTGATGGCAGCTTGCTCACACTCGCCTTCACCCCCCGCATCGTTTTGTCGAACTGCGACGCGTCACCTTTGATTTTTACTGTCAGACTCATTAAAATTCGATCCCTTCTAACTCTGGGTTCGTGTCAATTTCCATTCGCGCGATGCGTTCCGAAAGCGGTTCGTGTGCGGTTGTTGTGATCTTCCGGCGATATGTCTTGATGCCTTTCCGGTAAAGTATCGCATGAAACAATTTCGCCGCTTCGTCCATTTGTAGCTCATATTTTACGTAGTTCACCGACCACCCGTATTCACTGCAAAAAACATCGATGGCCCCATACGATTCATCCGGTGCGTCGTGGTTTACGGCTTTCCCTCTGGCGTATCGACTTGCGCCGCCTCAGTTAGTCCCAATGTGTCATTGATGTAGTCGCTGATTGATTGCGCTTCGTCATTCGTCAGCATCGAACCCATTTCGAGCGCCTTCATGTGCAACGCGTCGAAATCGTTGTGGTAGATGACTTCTTCGGCGATCGATTCCGACAGTGCGAGTGCCGCGAATGCGAAGACTGCCGATACACCGGCTTCACGTTGCTTGCCCTTGTCCGATTGTACGTAAGCGCGTACGGTTGCCCACCGGAAATCCGTGAGCGGTTTCAATGTTTTACCTGCGATGATTTTCATTTTCTGAATAGTAGTTTTTCGAGAGTTTCTTGCGTTTTCGCGTCGGCACCTTTACCGACGAAGGCCGTCCGGGTTCCGTGTTGCACCGCGATGTATTGCGGCGCCGTGCATTCCGTGAGAAGGATTTTCCAGTTGAGTAGCGCACATTTCACATACGAAATCATCGCGCCTGGTAGTTTGACGTGCAGATCCCGATCCGACCACAGCGCCATGTCCGACGCCGCGGCACGATCGAAATGCCAGAATAAACACCCGTTGCCCCGGGTGTAACCGCGGCATGGATGGCCCAGTGCAATCAGTGTTGCCGCCATTGCCGTCGATGCGTTGCTGATTGTATCACGCGGCATGATCAAATCGAAATGCCGCGATGATCCCTTGGCCGTGTCTGCGAGCTTCGACAGCGCGTCGAATGCGATCTTGATGCGCGTGATTTCGTGGTTGGGATTCTTGTCGATCCACGCGTCGTTTTTCCATGCGTTCGTGACGTCGGCGATCGAATTCCCGTCTGGTGATTTGCCCTTGAAGTGCCATATAACCCTGGTTCCATTGATGCCTTCCCCAGCTGCGACCGTCCACGGGTTGTCGGCCATTAACGGAACATCCAACGCGATCGCTGCGGCTGCAATCTTCGCGTTGGATGTTTCCCCGTCTAGGGTTTCAAATCTTGGCTTGTTCATATTCTTTGGCTGGCGTTACGAAGTGATCAGCGGGTGATATGCGCCGCTCAGTTCGATCCGGCGGTATTCTTCGCTTGCTTGCGTAGTCGTGATCGATTTGGTGACGTATAGACCGCCGCTCATGGATCCAATCAAGTGATCGGTTGGCGTAGTGGCGAGCGCAATCTGTGCCGCGATCGTGCCGGAGAATGCGCTGGTTGCTGGGATGAAACCAGACAGCGAGAACGTCATGCGCTCATTGTAGAACGCGATACCGGTATCATCGCCGGAAATGTTCTTCACCGTTTTTTCGTCTTGCTCGTAGGTTTGCGATGACCCGTCGAGAAGAAATCCTGTCTGCTGGGTAGCGATGCCGAAAACGCCGTTCGTCGTGCCAAGTAAAGTTGCCATGCTTTTACAAGCGTGTCAAAAATTCAAGCGACAGTGCCGCGTTGGGCGTAGCATTCGCCTTCGAACGTGCATTGAAACGTCGCTTCATCCCATGAAGGAGCACCACCTGAGAACTGCAAGAAATCCACCACCACGCCGTCATCGATCGCCGCGTTAATTGCTGCTTTGATTGCACCGGGTTCGATGAGCAAATCATTTATTACCGAACTGTAATCTTCCATCGTTTCACGGTTTTCATCGCCTTGATGTTCCCGATAAGTCACTTCGATATTGATTGATTCGACCTTCGACAGCGCCAATGAAACCCGCTGCGATTGCGTGATTTTTACGGCCACGCATGGCAATTCTGATTCGTCGGTTGATTCGCTATCGACCACCGGGATGTTCACTTGGCCCGACAGGTAATCGATCAGTGCGTTTTTGATAAAGTCGCTGGTCATATGCTTGAAAGTTTTTTCGTTTCGCGTTTGATGTGCGCGTTGATGCGCTTGTATCCATTCAGCAATCCTGATTTGAGCGCAGATTGAACGTGGCTATTCTTCATCGTGCGCCGGATGTAGCTGAGTTTGTTGGTTAGGTAGATTGTCAGGTTGATACCGCTACGGGCCAGTGTCGCCATACCGTGGCCCTTGTCAGCATGTCGCATGATGACTTGCGTCACATTGATCTTTTTCAATGCCCTACGTGACCGGCTGGCCACCGTGACGAGCTTATTCCCTGCTTCGATCCATGCGCCTTTCGCCATGCCAGCATTGTCGGCTTTCCGTTTCTGCAATGCCGCGCGTTGTTGCGGATCGAATGGAGCGCTCGGGTATCGACCCTTCGTCGTCAGTTCTTTGCTGACTTGGCCTTTCGAGTTTCGACGTGATTTGTGAGCATTAGCAATGCTGCCAGTTGCGCCTTGAACGTTCGCGTTTCTGATAGCCCGTTTGACCTGCGCTTCGATCGATGACTGGAATTTATCAATCTTCTTGAATCCGAACGGCTGAACCTTCGATGCCAATGCGCGCGCCGATGCCACACCGATTTCCTTCACGCCTGTTTCGATCCCGTTGCCAGTCAGTTCCGCGTATTGGCGCAATTTCGCCAATGCTTCCCTGCTGCCTTCGATCTGGATCTTCACATTCATCGGCTTTCGTTCGGATCAATCAATGAGAAATGCACCGCGACCGTGCCGACGTCCACCCCGTGAACTCGGAATGATACGTTGTCAATCGTGCATCGTTTGTTCAACAGTCCACGCGGATTCGTCACGTCACCTGGTTGAGCGGTAACCGTTGATTGCACGATTGGTTCCATGCCTCCAAGATCACCGTCGAGCGTTTTGTTTGCCAAGTTCGCGACCACGTTGAACGTCTGTCCGTCGCAAATCATAACGCTTGTTCCCATCGTCGAATCGCATTCGTCGTTGTGGGAAAGCATAAAATCATCAAGCAAGCTCATGCCCTTGGAAGCGTGTCAAAAGTAAAGCCTGATGGACGCATCCACCAGGCTTTTGTCATGAAACACACACCGAAGAAAATTATTTGCGCTTTGCCTTTTTCGTCACTTTGACCGGCTCAGTCTCCAAGGAAACTTTAACAGGTCGCACGACATTTTCAACAAGCAAAGGTGGCAGTCGATAGATTCGACAAGGTTCACCTGTTTCGTTTGCAACAGCTTGAGCAGCGTTCACCGCTTCCCGGTAAAGGGAAGCGATGATTGCCGAATTCTTATTGCAAACGATGAAGTTCATTACGGAGTAAGAACGGCCAGTTTCAATGCGGAACCGTCGCCTTTAGCAGCGCCGAACATCACATCGTAGGATGCCCAGAGTGCGCGGGTCGATGGGCTTGTCCACATATTCATCTGGACGGTCAGGCCAAGGTCAGGAATCACGATGTTTTCCTGAGAAATCATCGAGCTGTCAACTGGCGAGCTAACTGGCAGACCGGAAGCAACGGCGATGGCTTGGGGAGAGCAAGCGAAACCTTTGATCGTTGCACCAGCACCGTTCCAGCGGTTGTTGAAGGTGAACAGGTCGAAACCATACATGCCGACGTTCTTACCACCGGAAGCGATTTGGAAGGCTTCAAGGTTGGAAGGAAGGAACTGAGCGTAGATGTCGCCATCCAAGATCACGTTGCGAACGTCGCCATCTTTCAAGGCGCCCCAGAGAGATCTGAGTTGAGCCACGCCGAAATCAGCAGCGGTGTTAACGTCAACAACAGCAGCGCCGAAGTTGGTGGTCGTTACCGGTGTGAAAGCCACGTCGATGATCTTGTTCGCCAATTGGTGAAGGTTGATCTTGGCGATGTTCTCGATACGGAAACCTTGGTTGATTTCGGTATTGGTCAACGCGAACGAGTTGGTGTATTGGTTCACCGTAACAGCCACATTGTCGAGCGTGCTGTCGCCGCTTTCGAAGTTGGTCGCGTTGGTTTGAGTTGTGCCGCCGGCGGTCGCGATCGGCACCTGAACAGTGCGGCGAGGTGCGATGGTGTCAGCGGAGAAGTCCTGCGAAAACGCGTTGAGCGGAGCCAAACGAGATTGCAGAACGGTGATAGCGGTGTCACGAAGGACATCGACGACAAGGGCGGAGTCAAATGTATTAGCCATGGTTGTAGATTATTATTGGTTGATGAGTTTGTCCCAGTGTTTCGCGCGGAATTCGTTGCGCTCCTGGGGAGATTTTAAAGAATTGTATTGGTCGCGGATCGACGGTGTGGATTCAGCGCCGACGTCTTCCAACGCAGGAACACCGGCGGTGGCGAGAATTTCAGCAGCGCGGGATTCGACCGATGCTTTCACCGTTTCGAGTTCGCCTTTCAGCGTTTCAAGTTCGGCGGTAGCTTCGTTGAACGACGCTTCGAATTGTGCTTTCGATTCGGCTTCGGCTTTAGCTTCGGCCAGTTCGCTGAGTGCCACAGAAAGATCATTTTGAGCTTCGGCGAGCGATGCGGTGATTTTGGAAATCTGATTTTCTGCATCAGCCAGTGATGCTTCCAATCCGGAAACCTTTTCCACGAGTGCCGCGTCGGGTTTGAATTTGTCGAGAATACTCATTGCACTAGTTTTCGTGTCAAAAATTTCATCTGCGAAACCCATTTCGACCGCGTCTTTTGCGCGAATCCACGTTTCGGCGAGCATCATTTTTCGGATGTCGTCTTTGTCTTTCTTCGTGCGTTCCGCGTAGATTGCCGCGATGTCGTCGCTGATTTCGTCCAGCATGTCGGCAGTCTTGCGAAGTTGCCCCGCGTTGCCATGTTGCCCGGCGCTTGCGTCGTGAATCATGATCCGGCCATTGCTGGCGATCTGGATCCGGTCGGCGGCCATGGCAATCACTGACGCCATCGATGCGGCCATCGTGTTAATCTTCGCCGTTACTTTGACACCACGGGCCGAAAGTTCGCGCATCGCGTTGTAGATCCGGTAGCCATCAAATACGCTGCCACCGGCTGAGTGGATTTCGATTTCGAGCGTATCAACCGCGCCGTCCGCGGATGCGACCACGTCACCGAATGAATAGCAGGCTTCGACGGCTGCTTGTCCGTAAACCTTGTCGATCTGTTCGATAACTTCATCCACGCTAAGTTTGTGGACGCTGTCTGTGAGTTTGACCTTCGCGGCCTTGTTTTCGATCTCAATCATATTGTTTGCTTCGAGTTGTTTTTGTTTTGAGTTTGCCCACGATTGACCAGCGTCGCCGCCCCAGAGCGCCCATGCGATGCGTCCGGCTGATGGATAACCATCTTCACCTGGTCGGAATCCTTCGGCTTGTTTATCCACTTCGTGACGAGCGAAATATGAAACCATTCGCCCAATCGTTTCGGGTGATAGATTCGTTCGATTGCTGATGTCACGCGCGCGGGCCACGCCGACTTCGGTACCGCCACGATTGTACTCACGCCGCCATTCAAGGCCGCGCGTGGCTTCCTGTGCCATCTCGTCAGTTGGTTGTAGGTTGACTGCCATCGGTCGCCATTTCGTTCGGTGTTAACATCGCCATTTCGCGATCTTCGATATAGATGCCATCAGGAAGCGCCGCGTTTGCATTCGCGACCTTGACCTTCTGCATGACTAAATAGTTGATGCGTTCGTCAATGTGATCTTCCGGTGTCTTGCCGAGATAGCCCAGAACGTCGTTGGGATTCAGGAACCCAGCTTTCCACATTTCGATGAGTTCCTTCGATACGCGGCCGTCGTCGATCGTGATCTTTTTTGGATAGCTGAATTTCCAGCGATACCATTGGTCATTTGCTGGCAAGTCACCGCGCTTGATGAACTTTGCGACCGCGTAACCGACCATGCGCTTTGCTGCGTATTCCAGCAGGTCTTGGCGATCTTCGACGGCCCGTTGCGCGCGTCCAAGGTCTGCCCGTTCCGCGGTTCCCTGTCCTGTGGCGTGCCAGATCATCGAGTATGGCCAGTTCATTCCGGCCAACGTCTTCCGATAAATGCGGTTCTGGAACGATTCCCACATGTCCCCGGGGCGATCGTTCTTGATCGTTTCGAGCTTCCCGCCAGACTTGGCTGCAAAGTATCGGATCTGGCCGCCGCTGTAGGTTTCTTGAATCAGTCCCTTGTCACCGCATGATGCCGTCGATCCGTTGAGAACGTTCGCTGGATCGTCAGGATCCGGCAACCCGGTGTCGTTGTATTCGATGAGTCCGATCGATGACAACATCAACTGCGCGTGTCGTTCCCAGTCATGAGATTGCAGTGCGTCACGTAAATCATTCAGCGCGTGAGTTGCCGCCGGCAGTCCGCGACCTTGTTCTTGGAATGACGGGTCGTAAAGGTGGATGCAATCGCGGGCTGATAGGTATTGGATGAGCTTCTGATCTTCATCCACGTAGCAGAACGCGACCGGCGCCCCTTTACTGTAAATCACACCATCCGTAAGCGTCAAACCACGGTATGATCCCGATGTAAGCTTGCCGTCGCGCAGTTCCTGCGGTGTCGCAATCCGGTGACTGGGAATGTGCTGGATCCGCGGGTAATCGTCATCCGTTTTCGTCAGCAGGATAAACGCTTCACCGTCGCGATCGATAGCGCATGAAATTTGATAAAGCGACGTTTTGAAATCGTGCATGCCGCCTTTGACATCACAGATTCCATACCATTCATCGTTGATTTTTTCTTCCGCGAGCTTCTGCCATTCTGGATCGCGTGATTGTGATTGCGCTTGCCATGAACGACCGACGGAATACATCGCCTTCTGTTGGATCGCGCCCAGTAGAACTCCTTCGTTCGTGTAAAGCCTACGCGATGCCGATACGAGCGTCTTGCGATCCCACGAAGGAATCAGCGTGCCGATATCGCGCATCTGCACCGGCTCCCATGGTCGCGCTGTCGTGTTTCGTTGCGCTCCTTTTGCGAATTTATACGGTTCTCCGAATTGGTTTACGATCATGGCTTAGTAGAATCCTCCCACAGTTCTTGATGATGGCCGAATGCCGCGCTTGATGAAAGAAATCGCGGAATTGATGACGGTGAGCCTGGTAGTCTCTGGCAGTGATACCAGAACGGAATACGAAATGCCGTTTTTCTGAGAATTCGTCAGCGTATTGCCGCCACCCTTCGACAACATACCAGTGAGCGCCGCCGATCTGGCAGCGATGAGAGATTGTAAAATACTTGGATCGTCCTGCGCTGCGTCATAATACGCTTTGACCAGACTTGCCGCCGATGTGTCCATGACAATCCGCGCGTGTCAAAAATCAGGTTTCTGGTTCGGAATCGGTGGATCCAATCAGACCGAGTATTGATGCAAGCACGAGTTGCATGGCTTCACAGTCTGTCGCATGGTTGTCGTTATGTCTTTTTTTCCATGTGGCAGTTTTACCTTCACCACGCCTGACTTCTGCGTCTATTTGACGTAGATATTCCCGACCTATGTCATCCGCTACTTCCCATCTTACTCCACGTCCAGTTCGTAATTGAAAAAGCATATCCTTCATGTGTAGATTCGACCAAAAACAGACCATGGTTTTAGACCCGTTTGCGGCTTGCACAGTTTGAAATCGTGAATACGGGCGTTGAATCATTTTCCCAGACTGTAATCGATGTGGGTAATTGTCCCGTTGGTCACCTCTTAAAGCTAACCATCCGTATTGCGCGCATCGTGTGAACACTTCATTTTTATTGTAACCACAGTCAATAACTGTCTTGCGGTTTTCTACTTTGTATCGAGCTTGTAATTCCTTCAATCGATCCCAAGTATCGATTTTCGCATAATATACCAATCGGCTTTCGCCAGTCTGACTCCATGCGCGAATTGCAACGAAAAAACAATCCTGTTGAACGTCGATCGTCATAAACCGAACATGTTCATCTTCCCACGGTTCACCGCTGGCGTAGTCGTTCACAGAATACCCGCCACCCGTCAGTTCGGGCCGATCATCTTCCTTCTGATCGTTCCAGAAATCGGCGAGTCGTTTCTGGATGAACGATTTCAGCAGTTCGAGATTGCCGCGTTTCACTTCTCGCATGGCAATGATCCTTTCGTAAACCAATCTTGACAGCGGGATCGTCCAGTTTTCCAACATGCAAAACCGATACCCATGCGATCCATCCATCCCGGTCGTCGTTTGCTTGTAATATGCACCAGTAGAAAGCGATCGACGAAGCACCGGATCTTCGGTGATCACGAAATCACATTCTTCGTTTTCGCACACCATCCGCGCGGTTTTGCTCGCTGCGATCGCGTCATCGATTTCATCGAATCGCACATTCTGCCAGGCGAACGTTTGCTCATGGTCGCACTTAGGGCATTTGAAAAATCTTTCGTGCTGGTTCGTCTGCGTCCACTTTCCATGCCAGTCGTCACCGATCACACCACCCTGAGAAACCAGAATAAATTGCCGGTTCCAGCGATCGTGCAATCGTGCTTCAGCTTGCCTTACGATGCCAGGCTTCCATTCGTGGATCTCGTCACCGATCACCCGTCGCATTGATCGCGCCTGAGTTCCCGACATGTTCGCGCCCGTCGAAAACAAAGTCATGTGCGAAAATATCACCGCGTCCTTCCGTGCTTTGTGCCGGTGTTTCCCCGTCGGGATCAGGTATTTCGTTTCGGCGGTTTCCTTGAACGTATGCATCAGCCGCGTTTCAAACCATTCCGAGATCGTTTCGTTCGTCTGCCCGATGACCAACGTCGGCCCTGGGTCTTCGGCTACGATATACGCGAGCGCCGCTTCCATCATCGTCGTTTTTCCCGATCCAGTTGGTGCGAGCAAAATCATTTCAGTGCATTCTGGATCCGCGAGTCGATCCAGCGGTTCATTCATCCATGGCGTTGCGGTCTTGTCGTAAAGCGGCGATTTGCCTTCGTAGATCGCCACACGGTGATCAGCCCAGTCGGTTGGTGTTTGCTTTGTTCGTTCTCGCAGCCCAGCGAGAAACGTATCAATCATCTTTACTTTGCCACTCATTGCGTTTGGTTTCTAGCATTTCCCGTATCTGCGCCATCATAGACGCACCGTATTCTTCGATCCGGTTTGCCATCTGTGCCGCCGTTAGTCCTTCCAATACTGGTGGCAGGTCGGCTTTTTGGCGAGAGATTGCCGTGCGTAGTGTTGCACTGATACTGGTCATAGCGTCATTCACATCAGCAAGACTGATCAGTTCGCCCTCTAGTTTCGACCGCTTCAACCGTGCAATCTCGATTTCCACCTCTAGCTTTTGACATAGCAGCGACTCTCGATCTGCTCGCGGTTTACCATCAAAAAACCCAGCATCTGGATTTGATGCAAAGAATTTTCGCCATGCTTCTAGATCTTCCCCGCCTGCATTTTTCGGTGGCACGTTTTCTTTACCCTCGCGCCGCCACTGAGCAATCGTTTTTCGGGTAATGTTGAATATCTCACAGATTTTCTTCTGTGGCACAAGCTGCGGATCCTCACTGGTCGCATCTTGCAGCTGCCGTTGCTCCGACGCCGTCAATACCTTCCCAGCCTTTACCTTTTTGAAGATATTGGCAATGTTCGCGCTTTGAATTTTTTGCGCTATTTCCGGTGTGATACTCATATATCACCGGATTGGAGCGCGGAGGTCGGAGTTGCACCGCCCTCTCCTTGCTGGATGCAAGGCGCATCGACTGCGATGCTTTCCGCGCTTTTAGGTTTGCCGCGATACATGCTAGCACCGCGACGTTGAATCTCACTAAACGGTAAAATTGGAACAGTCAACCGTTTTTTTGCTTCAGGGTTCAGGAAATAGATGTATCGGAGTTGAAAGCCTGGCACTCTCCTGCATCCAGTTCTTTTCTTAAAAACTGAAAATGGCTCGCCTAATTTGTAGCCTACTTTTTTGCGTAACTCTGCGCTGCTAGCTCTAAGTCCCACATCGGCAAAAATGGTGCCGTCAGGCATTATATGCATAGTGCTGTTTTCTTTCACCGCAGTCAAAACGAACCCACTCGCCCTGTAAATCGTGCCGTCTCCGCATTGCGTCCCGTCTGCAAAGGAAATCACCCATTCAATGTTCGGGTAGTGTTTGCGTATCAATCGCATTGCCACCGCAATCGCTCGGCTTTCGCTGTTGCGTGGAAGCCAATCAGCAAACGCCATGCGGTTTAGCTCAATGAAGCCGTTCCATTTAGTGCCTTCCACTAGCGGTTGTATTGATGACTTTTGCAATGATGGTCCAAACTGCATTGCTCCGCCGCACTTGCCATTGAGAAAAACGCCTAAATGAAGAGTTGCATTTATTGCGGAAATGCCAGAGTAATGACAAGCCTTCACAATCCGCGCCGCATCTTGCGAGCTAATCGGCTTCACGATAATATCCTTCGCGCTCATGATCTGTTAAAGGTTTGGCAAATGAACGCCAATGCGTTGCCGTTGCTGTTTTCGTTAACGGCTGATTCGCCATGTCCCATTGATTTTGCTTTGTCCATCGCCGCCTTGATTTCCTCGGCTTGTTCATCGTGAACGGTGAACGTCATTTGCTGAAATGGTTGCTTGTCCTCGCTAGAAAGCTCTGGCATTCCGGCTTCCTCCACGTCAAACGAGCCTAGTTCATCATCACTGAATCCAAGCAATCCAAGGTCAAAATCCATCTCCCTCAAGTCCGCCAGCTCGAGTCCTAGCATTTCCTCGTCCCATCCGCTATTCAACGCCAGCTTGTTATCCGCGATAACGTACGCCTTGCGTTGCGTCTCAGTCAGATGGGACAATCGTATGCAAGGCACCTCTTTGAGTCCTAGCTTCTGTGCTGCCATGACTCGACCGTGACCGGCAATGATTCCGTTTTGATCATCAATCAGCACCGGGTTGGTAAATCCAAATTCACGTATTGACCCAGCGATCTGGGCCACCTGCGATTCACTGTGGGTTCTGCTGTTTCGCGCATAGGGAATCAGCTTTTCGGTTGTTATTTGTTCAATTTTCATAGTCTTAATGTAACTTTGTTGCAAAAATCAATACATAAATACAGATTGTGATGAGGCCGACAC